ACGACCCGGCCCGCCTCGTCATCGTCGCCCAGATCAAGACCCTCTCGGTCGCCGTGAACGAGCTCGTGACGGCCCGCAACGCAATCTTCGCCTCCTTGCCCTGGCAGCGCGACGACATCGTCCAGGCTCGTGACAGGCTCAACCGGCTCGGCCAGAAGAGCGCAACCACGCTCTGGTACGCGCTTGCGCCTGGCACCGTGGACGATCTAGTGTTCCAGGCCTACCAGGACCGTACGGACCTGGAGAAGGCCCTTATGAGTCACATCTATAACGATAGGTAAGAGCAATGAGTCCCACCCAGTGCCCTGAGAAGGACGTCATCACGGCCGAGAAGGCCACCTACTCCTCGCTAACTCTTCACCGCCGCTGCCCCCAGGCGTGGAAGTATCGCTACATCGACGGCCTGCGCCGAGCGCGGTCGGAGGTCACCCCGGCCCTGGACTTCGGGTCGTGGTTCCACGCCGTCCGCGCCGCGGACCGGATCAACAAAGGGGTCGTGGAGGGGACCCTCAAGGCCCACCCCGAGGAGATACAGACCACGGACACCGGCCCGACCTTCCCGTGGGACGCCTCCCCGGCGGACGTAATTGCGGCTTCTACGGAGTACTGGGGGCGGCTCGGAGAGGACGCTCGGGAGGTCTGGATAGACTGGCTCGGCCAGCCCCTCCCGCAGCGCCTCTCCCACGTCTACGCTGAGTGGCGGGACCGCTGGGCCGAGGAGTCGGAGAACGAGAGCGTCATCGCCGTCGAGCAGCGCTGGGAGCGTGAGATCTCCGGCACCGGGGTCACGCTCTGGGGCTACGCGGACGAGGTCTATCAGGACCGCAAGCGCGGCATCGTCGTGGTGCGGGACTGCAAGACGTCCGGTACCCTCGGACAGGTCACGAGCCTGGACGAGATGATGGACAGCCAGGTCCAGCTCTACGCCTGGGGCCTGTCCCCCGACTGCTCGGAGTGGGGTGTGCCGGCGCCGCGCGCCGTCGCTTTTGACCGAGTTCGGTCCAAGGCTCCGAAGACCCCCAAGATCACGAAGGCGGGCAATCTTAGCGCCTCGGTCAAGGACTACGACCTGAGGACGTACCTCGAGTGGTGCGCCGACGGCGTCCCCTTCGAGGGCATGAAGAAGGACGGTAGCGGGGCGGGGACCTACACGGCTGAGGAGTCTGAGATCGAGCGCCTCGCCTCGACGCAGGCAGTCTCTCAGTGGTTCGCCCGCCACCTGACTCCGGTCAGCCCTTACTTGGTCCGCTCCCACCTCCAGGCGGCGGCCGACACCTGCTCGGACATCTCCCGGACGCGGGTTCGTGCTGACCGGCGAGGGGAGGCGCCGCGAAACTTCGGGAAGGCCGCCTGCCAGTTCTGCGAGTTCGCCGACCTGTGCCGCGCGCAGATGGTCGGCGGGTCCGGAGGGGAGTACGCGCCGGAGGAGTATGGCCTCCGCCACCGTGACCCGTCTCACAGCGGTAGGTAGCTCTCCGGGCTTGCGATGCCCTCCCACATACACCTACAGTTAAGTCATCCACCCAATAGCGGAAGGAAATTCAATGACCAGTTTCGCCGGCGTCAACATCGTTGACGTTGAGGAGGAGGCCGCCGACTACGGCAGGTGGCTGATCCTAGGAGCACCCGGTTCAGGAAAGCGGCTGCCCCTAGGTACCAGGGTTCTCACCCCTTCAGGGTGGGCCAACATCGAAGACCTGGAGATCGGGTCGCAAGTGATCGGAGTAGATGGGGCTCCCTACCCGGTGTACGGGAAGTCCGAGGTAGTATACCGAGAGACCTACCGAGTAGTTCTTTACGACGGTGGGTCAGTCCTGGCCGACGGGGATCACCTGTGGGAGGTCGAGGCCAAGCGAATCGGGCGTAAGGTAGTCAACACGGAGGAGCTTCGTCGTAAGCTTCTATCTGGCGGGCCGGGTTACGTCCTCCCTAGAATGGAGGCGGCTCAGCTATCTGAGAAATCCCTGCCGATCGACCCCTACCTCCTCGGAGGACTCCTAGCAGACGGTTACCTGCACGGTCAGGCTATCTGCTGGACTAAGGGGGAAGAGTCGGTGGTTGAGGGGATGCTCCCCCATCTGCAGGGCTTGGACTATGTCCGGGAGTTCCCCGGAGGGAAAAACACTCCTAGGGTTAGGTTCCGCGGCAAGGCTCTGAAGGAGGCTCTGGCTGATCTGGGACTGCGGGTACCTTCGGCCGAGAAGTTCATTCCGGAGATGTACCTTCATGCATCGATCCAGCAGCGTCTTGACCTACTGGCCGGACTCTTTGACGGGGATGGCCGGCTCTCCGGGAAGGGGCAGCGGCTCTACCACTCCACCTCGGAGAAGCTTGTCCGGGATGTGCAGCAGCTCTGCTGGTCTCTCGGAATTGGGGCCAACATCCACAAGCACAAGCAGGACGGAACTTGGGCCCTCGGTCTGACCACTCCGCACAATCCCTTTAGGCACTGCCGATTCGCGGCGCACGTGAACACTACCAACTACAACGGAAAACGCCGCGTCGCAGCCGTCGAGCCTGTAGGGGTCACTGCGGGCCTGTGCATCGCTGTAGACTCCCCCCGCAACCTCTACGTTACGGAGGACTACATCGTCACACACAACTCGTCCCTGGCCTCGACCGTTGCCACGATGGGCAAGACATTGTTCATCGACCTGCCCGGAGAGAAGGGCACTCAGTCCTTCAAGAACGCTCCCTACGCCAAGAACATCGACGTTGTCCGCCCCGAGAGCGTCACAGCTCTGGACGACATCTTCTGGAGCCTGGACAAGGGAGGCCACGGGTACAAGGCAGTCATCATCGACAGCCTCACCGCCCTCCAGAAGATGACGATGCGGTACCTCACAGGCTTCTCGGAGACCGCGGTCCGTGAGATCAAGCAAGGCACCGCCCCCGCCGATCAGCGGACGTGGGGACAGGCCCTCGACATCATGACTGACACGGCGGTGTTCTGGTACGGCCTCGCCGACGGCAACCGTTCCGAGCCGATGCACGTCGTCATGACCGCTCAGGTCAAGATGGTCGAGGATGAGATCAACGGCGGAGTGCGCCGCTCGCCGGACGTCCAGCGCGGCGCCCAGTCAATCATCCGCGCCACACCGAACTACATCATCTACGCCGACGTCGAGGAGGACCTTGACAACACCGGCCGCGACGACGGCCCCTCGCTGAAGCACATCGTGCGCTTCGGCACCGACCCGGAGTACGGGACCAAGGCCCGTATCCCCTACAACCTTCGCGGGAAGGTCCCGTCCGTCCTCGGGCGCGACCACCCCGTGACTCTGGAGAAGCTCTCGCGCTTCCTCGGAGTTGGCGGAGTACCGGAGCGTAAGCCCGCCGCCAGCAAGTCGGCCAAGGCCGACGACTGACACCCAGTAACCCAACCTCACAGGAGAAATAACCATGGCCCTGACCTTCGACTTCACCAACTACAAGGACACCTCCACCGCCCACGTCGCCCCCGGCACCTATCGCGCCGAGGTCTCCGACTTCGAGGAGACGACCTCCAAGGCCGGCAACGCGATGTTCGTCGTCTACCTGGAGATCACTGAAGGCGCTCACGCCGGACAGCAGATCATCGACCGCCTCCCGCAGACGGAGAAGGCGATGTTCCGCAGCGCCGCCTTCCTCCAGGCCCTCGGCGTCAAGATCGCCAAGAAGAAGATCGCCCTGAACCCGCGCAGCCTCATCGGTCGCCCCGTCGACATCGTCGTAGAGGACGGCGAGCCCTACAACGGCAGGGTCAAGTCCGAGGTCCGCGAGTACCTTCGCGCCACCAAGCCGGCTAAGGCCGAGCCCGCGGACGACCCGATGGCTGACGAGGCTGGGGAGGCGGCCGTCCCTGAGGCGCCGGCTGAGCCCGAGCTCGGCGCCACGGTCGAGGACGCCGTAGAGCTCGACGTTGACGCCCTGGACATCGACGACCTGGACCTCTGAGTCC